ATGTTCTACGGACCGATGCCCAATGAACCTTTACCCGCAAAAACGGCACCGGGAAAAATCATCCCGTTGCCGCAGAGAAAGGTCATGTAAATAAAAATTCTACTACAGATTTACCGCCAAAAGGTTGCGAAACAGAGTAGTTGCAATTAGTAGCAATTTAGTAGCAGAGCAAAAATAAAAGTCTCGGAAGCCGCTTGTTTAGCGGGTTCCAAGACTTGTAGATACTACTCGAACTCTTTGTCGGATAGTTGATTTTGTGTACATACAAGAACATATTTTTTTGACAAACAAATATTTTTCGTTCTATATCCACAATATCCATACATTCCGAATATATATCAATCTCATTTCAATCTCACGGTTTGATCTCAACAACATCTTCTATGCCGCAATTCAGCTCCAGGCAGATAGCCTCAATGATTTTCAGGTTAACTGGTTCGTTTTTTCCAAGCTTAGCCAAGGTGGCATTGCTGATTCCTATCTTATCCCTCAGTTCTGTTTTTTTCAAGTGCTTATCTATAAGCGTTTTCCACAATCTATCGTAGCATATCACAAAGACCACCTCCCATATGTTCCTATTGTAAATCGCAGATTCCGTTTTGTCAACTTTTGTTCTGCTTTTTCAGAAATATTATTCAGTTTTTTAGAATAAAAGCGTTGACACTGGCTGTGCATATGGTAATATATTCATAGAAACAGAATAAAAGTTCAATAAAACAGAACACAAAATCAGGAGGGCGACAATATGTTAAAAAATCAGTTATTCGGTGTAGAGGTAGAAATGACAGGGATTACAAGAGCGAAGGCAGCCAAGCTTGTTGCAGAGGTTTTGGGAACAACACCTTCACGTCCAGACAGCACTTGCTATTGCACACGCACCATTCTCGATCAGGCAGCTCGCAAATGGAAAGTCATGAGAGATTCTTCCATTACGCCGGTCCGGAATGATGGAACAAACGAATACGCAGATGAGTACCGAGTAGAATTTGTCACACCGCCTTTGAATTATGAAGATATAGATCTCTTGCAGAACATCATTAGAAAGCTCCGTGAGAATGGGGCAAGATCTCATAGTAGCTGCGGTATCCATATCCATGTTGATGGAGCAAACCACAATCCGCAGTCCTTGAGACGGCTGGTAAACTTCATGACATCCAGACAGGATCTGATTTATGAAGCTCTCGAAATCGGGAACAGAGAAAACAGCTGGTGCCATAAGTTAAACTCCAGTCTGCTGGATGCCATGAAAAAGGACAAGAACCTCACGAAGGAGAAAGCAGAGGAAATCTGGTATAGCAGTGCCAATGACGGATACGTCGGCGGCATCAACCATGAGCACTATAACATTACCCGTTACCACGGCGTCAACCTTCACAGCTACTTTTCCAAGGGAACCGTAGAATTCAGACTTTTCAACAGTACCCTTCATGCAGGGAAAATCAAAGCATACATCCAGTTTTGCTTGGCGATTTCCGCATGGGCAATCACATCAAAAGAGAGAGTTGTCTTCCGATCAATGAATGGATATGCCAGTGAGCAGAAAGTAACCATTATGAGGAACATCCTTACTCACAGACTCGGGCTCAGCGGTGATGAGTTCAAGACATGCCGGCTTCACCTTATGACTCCTTTGAAGAAGGCAGCTGGAATGACCTGCAGAGCAGCTTGATGTATTCGCTGTCCTATCGGCGGAACGGGGAGAAAGGATATTTTATGAAGAACTATATTGTAACCTATCAAAGCCGCTATTATCAATTTGATACCGGAAAGCGTAGAGTATCGGCACTATCCAAACGGTGGATTCGTGATAACTGGCACGGTATAATGTTGACGGACGAATACCGCATAGTAAAAATTGTGGAGGAGAAAGCATGAAGAAATTATATATCGCATATGGAAGCAACCTTAATTTGGCGCAAATGGCCTCTCGTTGCCCCTCTGCCAGCATTTATGCAAAAGGAGTATTGAACAACTGGAAAATGGTCTACAGGGGCTCAAGAGCGAATTCACATGCAACCATTATCCGCAAAAAAGGTTCTGTAGTACCGGTCCTTGTATGGATAATCCAGCCTTATGACGAACGCAGGCTGGATCGCTATGAAGGATTCCCTACATATTATTATAAGAAGGATATTATGGTAGATATTGCCGGTCATAAAAAGAAAGCCATGGTCTATATCATGAACGAAATGCAGAGACCCGGAATGCCATCCCCGCAATATATAGAAACCATCCGGCAAGGGTATATCGATAATGACATGGATTTAAATATCTTTCAAAAATCTTTAGAAGAAAATTTCATTGAATGCTCAAAGATAATATGATATAAAAAAAGACGTTCGACCTCTCATGAACGTCTTTTCCTTGGTAATAGTGTTGCAGCACTATTTACCATGTGAGATCGTTGATCCAGCTTTTGTATGGGTTACTCTAGGATGTTCATCCGGTACCCTCACAATCAGCTCATCGAGTTCGCAGTCCAACGCCTCACATATGAGATCAAGGTGTTCCAGGTTTACTCTGTCCACCAACTCGTGGTACAATTCGTTGATTGTGTTGGGTCTAATTCCGGTCGCCCTTGCTAAATCTGCTTGGGTCCATCTGACCTCACCGAGCTTTGTAGATAGTAAAATTCGTATCATACGTTGTCGCCCCTTCCGCTATAAAATAACATTATTTGACACTTTCGTGTTCTTTTTGTTATTTTATAGCGTTTTTTGTTATATCCTATCAGATATAGTTATAGGGGCATGTATGGCAATTAGAATTCTCCAGGGAACTGTACTCCATTTTGATCTGTCACATACAGAGCACATTCCAGATCGTGACCTTCGGTCGATTCAAAATAATACCACTTCCCATCAATCTGCTGCCAGTTAGTCACTGCGTAGCCATCAGAATTGAAATAATATTTATGATGGTTGATGATCTGCCAGCAACTCTTGTAATAAGAAGATTCTGTGTCTGCATACCACCATCCAGTTGTATCGTGATGCCACCCGATCTCATATTTCTGCTGCTTCAACGCCGCTTTGAAATCATTCCATGTGTGCTTCGTATGATTATAGACGTACGGATTAGGGCAAATCTTTCCAGTGACATCATAATGACGGACCACATGGTCTGGATCGATACCATACTTGCCCATCAGATACTTTGTAAGCTGGATCGCAGCCTGTACAGTCGCATCCTCGAAATACCAGTCCCGGCTTGTATCTGCTTGGCTACCATTATTTCTGACGCACATTTCGATGCCAATACTGTTGGCATTCCGGCATTCTGGATGCACATAGGATTTTGCGCCACAGTGCCATGCAACATTCTGATCTTCTACTGACTGCCAAATGCTACCATCGAAATCCACGAAGTAATGTGCTGATGCACCGCGGTTGCCGCCGGCATAATATTGACAGTTTGCCTTTGCGCCGCCTGTCGCGCCGACATAGTGAATTACAATGTACTTGATCCGGTCTGCCGTGCCGGAGGTGTGATTATATTGGGTTAACAATTGATTGATCTCCATATTGGTCTCCTCTACATCGTCATATTGATCCAGGTCATATTTGTTGATCACCGACATAACCTTTTCTACATATTCCGGATCCGTCGCGTAACCTCCAGTCTTGATGATGGTGATCGCCTTGCGTGGATCCTTCTCACCCGCAACCCCTGCGTAGCGAGATGCGTCGCCATTGCGCGCTCCGATCAGGTACAAGCTGTGATCCTGAATGGATGTGCCGATGTTCGGATACTGCCGGAAGGTCGCGGTGACGGCCTTCCACCGGCCATCTTCATACTCCGATGTTTTCTTCGTATATTTTTCCCCGGTCCAGACGGATGACCACGCATTCCCGGACAAAGATGCTTTCATTCCGAATAAATTACATGCGCACGCGGCCAGCTCAGATGTACCATAGCTGGATTCCAAGCAAGCTTGAGCAATCGTGACTGATGCTAAAACACCAGATCGGCGCATATCTTCCTGCGCCAGCGGCGCTATTTTTTCGATAAAATTTTTCTGCTGTTCCATACGTTTTCCCTTCCAATAAAATAAGGGTGGAATACTCCACCCTATGTAAAAGAAGCACGCAGCTCTAACCCTGCTGCCGGGAGATTATTGGATCACCTCCTATTGATTACCGCCCTTGTACTTGGTGCGATTCCAGATTTCATTGAGCTTGTCCCACCCACCTGTAGAAATAATATAAACAATGAAGGCGGCAATAAATGAGGCAAATACATAATACCAAGTAATCGGTAGCTTAGCGTATGCACATAATATAACAACTGCCATAGGGCAAAGGATCATTGATACAGCCAGTGCCACAGCAGAAGTAGGGAATTTGCAAAACCACGGAAGTTCCTTAATTACCTGCACAATTGCGCTGGTCAAAAAAGCTAACACTCCAAGAAGTGTTAATAGATACGTCGCATACTGCATTATCATTTCGATATTCATTTTAATCCTCCTTAAATCAAACTTTTTACAGCTGTTTCATATAGCATATCTTTGTGTTCATGCTTAACTTTTCTGGCGTATTCAAGCGCCGCATGCATGTCCCCATTGCAATGTGCATCAGGGATCCTCTGGACTGCTGCTGCTGTTGCCTCCCCCAGCGACAAAGATGCTCCTGCCAATTTAATGAGCAAAAGCTCGTTTTCCTCCTTCGCGTGCTCCTTTTCCTCCATGGCTTTATCACGTTTTTCAATCTTCCCCTGAATACGCCAGAAACAGAGTCCCGTAATAGCACTCGGAATAGAAGCTGCTGCGACAAACGATACGACACACGCCATAATAACGCTTTCTGTCAGCATATATTTCACCTTCCTTCTCCAAAAACAAAGAGGTGTATCGTTTCCAACGACACACCTCTGATTTAATCAGTTTCTTTCATTCTCTCGTACTCTCTAAGCGCTTCATCAGCATCTTTTATATCACTTTCAAGTCCGAGTGGACTATGGAAATCAACAAAATCATGAAGATTTTTATAATGCTGGATCTCTTGGTGCTGTTTTTTTATCACATTACTCATATGATATATAACAACATCCTGCTTTTCTACCAAATCCATATAGATTTCAAGTAAATCCATTATCTCATCCATGCTGATTTCTACATCTTCTCCTATCATTCTTCTCCTTGCCGATTTTTCTAAAATCTACAATTATTCTAATTTGCGTCCAGAATGGACCATACCACTTCTTGCAGATTACTCAGCTTTGGAACTTTGTCCCTGGAATATGTGCCACTATTTACAAGGCGCACCCAAGTTTTTACCAACTGGCTTTCCTTATTAAACATTCTCCTCACCTCCTCCCATCATATCAGCCATAACCATTGTTAACTCTGCAATAGTCATATCGCTTGCTAACTGGTTCTTCGTCATCTGTTCTTTGGTTTCGGACAGCTCCTGCTCCAAACGTTCAATCTTCTGCTTATCCGATTCTGGTATTGATGGATTCCATTCCTGTCCCGACTTCCAGTAATATTCCAGATCGCTTTCAATCTCTTCTCTGGTAGATGTAGTGCAGAAATATACTTCATCATAGATATATTCCATATTTTCTTCGTCATTCTCATCAGAATGGGCAGCCATTACTCTCTGTATATTCCTGCGAATCCACACCTCGGCAATCCCATCCTTCAGCGGATTGTACTGAAGCTCCTCCGGCATAATCGGGCAATGTGCGGTTGTGATTTTCATACAATAATTTCCTCCTTTTCTTTTCCTCTGCCAATGCTTTATCATGGCTGGATATTATTTTTTCTGCTTTGCTTTTTATTCGATGTAAATTATGCTTCTTGGAAAATTCATAAGCGTCACTGTGTTCTATTTTCCCTGCATGGGAAATAATTCGATACGCCATATCTAAAGGGAAATCTTCCCCCTGATTCATCTTGATCTCGGCTCTGAGGATCGTTCTCCGCATTCTCTTAAATGTCCGGCGACGTACAGTAATATGATCTCTGTATATTCGGTATCCCATCATGTCTATAAATTCGCCGTGATGTTTTCCATCCTTACCAATATAATCTGCCTTTCCAGACTTCCAATTTTGTTTTAGGGACAGTTTCAGATTGCTTCGGAGAAAATCTCCAAATAATTCCATGCCCTTTTCTACATCTTTTTGCGATGATCCCAAAAACAGGATATCATCCATATAGAACAATTGTTTGTATATCAATCGCGTGCGATCAATGCTTCCATTTCTCTTTTTGCGCTCTTTAAACAGCTGCTCTGATGCAAAATGATACGCTTTTGAAAGGAAGTAATTACATGCGTATTGTGAAAAATAGGATCCTATGCTCAATCCTTCAGGAAAAGCATCAATCAGCTCATATACCAACCACAGCAGCTCTGGATTCTTCAAATCGCGAGCGAATAGCGATTTCAAAAGATCATGATCAATAGATGGATAGCACTGCCTTACGTCCGCCTTAGCATAAGCTCTTGTGCGCTTTTCATCTAATTGCAGCCACCGATATATCGTCCTTGCTCCTTTTTCCTGGCCGCCTCCCGGAAGGGATGCCATTTGGTACGGTCCTATCTTAGCCTCAAACATTTCTCGGCAACCTTCTACTGCAATATAGTCAAATATCTGATGGATAGGCTTCTGAATTCCTATGATTCTCCATTTGCAGCAAGCTTCATCGTATTTCCGCTTAAAACGAATAGGCGGAAGATCGAGCTTCCGCCTAAAAATTCTTTGCTGCACATCTTTTGCAATCCGATCTGTCGTTTCTTCAAGGAACCAATAGTCTTCACAATACATAGATTCCTTAATTTCTTGATACGTAAGGCCCGAATAAAAGCTTAAGAACTTTTGGACATCTTTCCGATTTTTCTTTTCATCCAACCACAGCCGGATACAGCGCTTTATGAAATTTATATCCTTAATATCAACGCTTCTGCAAAAACGCCGCACAATAATATTCCTTTCTAGTTTCAAGGGCTTTCGGTTTTACTACTAACCCCCACGCACGTCCTTCGCCGTGCGGCCGAAAATCGTCTTGGAACTTAATCCTGCGAATTCCGGTGCCGTCTCAACCAATTTTAGGCTTTCGCCAAGGCCGGTTTTCCGAGTCGTTTCCGACGTTGCATGACGCTATAAAACTATTTTGGTCATAAGGCGAAGCAGGATGTTCCACCTGGCATTCGAGAGCGAATTGTTCGCATTCACGTAGCGTGCGCCGGCATTAGCCCCATTGTTCAGGTTACCGAACCAGAGCCCGGCGAAACACGAGAGCACCCGCAAACGCGCCATGCAACCCTATGTTCAATTTATTTTTAGGGGAGATCCCCTCTCCGCTTTGCGGATTCACCCCCACGGGGCTACGCCCCTATGCGGCTACGCCGCGACGGAGGGATGAAAGGCGAAGCAGGAGGTTCCACCAGGCATCCGAGAGCGAATCGTACGCAGTCACGCAGCGCGCGCCGGCAGCAGCCCCATGGTTCAGGCTACCGAACCAGAGGTATTCGCGCAACGCTGTCGATCTCGATCCAGTATGCACTACATCACAATATCCCGTAGAAGAGCTTGCGTCCGCTTTGATAGGCAATCCCAGCCACGGATATCTCTCATCATACCCCTGCTCCGAGATATACTTCGACGAATTATTTGTATCCGGTAAAGCATATCCGATCTCTGTATAATTTGCAGTGATGCTGGTTGCGATATTGCGATTGTCATCAACAATATATGGAGTCTGCTTGTAAACGTCATTTTCATCATCATAAACACCGTTCAAAATAACATCCGAAACCACCGTATATCCACCGTGACCGAACTCAACGCCGCTCAGCACAAACGGTTCCTTGCCATTGGTGCAATTTGATGGAGATCCATCCGGTCCCTGTACGTCATTGCAGGAACCACTCCACCAATGCATTGTTGAAATATATACCGGAGATGTCAGTGTATCATTAAGTGCCACTTTTGCTGTGCTGAATGCTTCCGATACCCCCACATATACTGCACTGTTGTTATTGTCATAATCTTCAATGGATAAAATCTTAACATCATCCGCATATTTATGAATATTGCCATTTCCTCTATCTAAGGAAATTGTTCCGTTGCTTACCGATCCATATCCGATTGATACATATGATCCAACAACCAGATTCGATGCATTTGATTTTGAGATGATGATGCGCTTTGCATTATTTTCTTCCACCGTTGCCGGATACTGCAGATAATATGAAGTTGCTCCGGCAAGCTTACTCTGAGAATTTCTTGAAGCGAACTTCATGTCGAGCATCCACTGTACCCATGCAACGTCCGTGCTGGTAAATCCGCAATACTGGTTTCCCTTCGATTTGAATGTACTGATCTGATTGTTGTGGGATACATTGCGGATAGGCGCTCTACCGGAGATAGATGATACAATGCCGGAATCATTTTTTACCCCAGGATACTTGGACATAAAATAAAACGATCTATATGTACCATCCGGACGAACAGCTGCATCCCACGGTTTCAAATCATCAACCTTATGATCTGCAAAATCCCAACCATCCACATCATCATTGTATACACGCTTATAGAACGGCGTCAGGAAGGCCATATACACATCGCCGTTGCTTCCATCTCTGGAAAATTCGGACGAACCTTTCACTGCCGTAATGTGTGGTTCTCCATCATCATCAATATAGCCGTTTACTTCGATACCATTAAACATCAGGTCTGTTACCGGATTATTTTCAAAGTCATTTCTTCCTTTTGTCGTGTTAGTAGATGTCTCCACAACAATATCTGCATTATCACCTGTACGGGTTCCGACAGTGCTTTGGCTCTTCGTAAATACAGGGAAAGTGACGCCTCCATGCCAACCAGTACGATGAATATCGAACCACTGGGACCAACTCATTGCATCTTCCTTGTTGATTTTCTTGTTGAACTGGGTCCTCGCCGCTTCGCCTGCTGTCGGGTATGTTGTTCCATCTGCTCCATTTCGAAGATCGATGACCTCCGAATCGTCCGGTGTTGATCCGGAAATCAAATTCTGAAGCTGTGTCTCCAATGCAGAAACCCTGCTGTCCGAAGCCGCCGTTCCCTGAAGGTTCTTCAGCAACCCAAGTAGATATTCATAGCGGGCATCATTAACGCTATACAACGTCCAATAGTCAGTATTTGTAATCTCGATACCAGCTGGCACGTCCTGAATTGACAAATAGCTGCTTCCGGTAACGGAATTGAATACGGTTGTCCAAAACTCATAGGATTTCGCTTTTGAATGTTCTCCACCATTCGTCGGGCGGACCTTGACATAATAAGTTTTCTTTTCCTCTGACATATTATCCTCCAATTGTTTCTAATCTAAATTCAGCATCTCCAGTGTATGAAATCATCATACCATCATTCTGGAAACTCCCATGCAGTTCCTTTTGAGACGCCAAATAGTCATCTCCACTAATGTTGACTACGCTCATCTCGCCTGATGTAATCAAAATTCTTCCAGGAATTTTGATAGTCTTTTGGGATTTTCCCATCACGGACATAACCCCATACAGGCCGATGCCTATAATATTTAGCATTCTTATCACCCCCGAGGAAGCTGATACTCTACTGCTTCAATTTCCACACCGGTCGATGATGTAATCTCCGCCGTAACATATATCTTTTTCCTGATCACTTGGTTATCATACCCTGGGATCGTCTGCCACGCCCCATCAGGTATCAGATAATCTGCTACTCCATCTCCCGGAGGATCAAATGAAACTTTAATGTTGCCACCGGAAAAATTTTTCACGAGGAACCGTGTTGCCAATTCATCAAACTGGTATTCTTGCACGGTTCCTGATATAGTTGATTTTCTAATTGGATTCACTTATGTCACCTCCTATACTATTACATATTGTTATATTTGTGTCTTTTTCGTTATAATATAACGATATTGGTTATGTTTATGCGAAATACACTATTGCGGCATCAATAGTTGAAATAGCATGAGTTCCAGATGATGTTGCAGCTTTGACCTTCACCACATCTCCCGCTGCAACCGCAAAGGAATTTTTATGCATTGTTCCTCTCCAACAATACTTATTATTACTATCGATGTTTCTATGATCTACAACCGCACCATTTTTATAAATTTCACATACAACATTTCCTGAGGCGTTGTAGCACGCAGACATTCCGCCATAATATACAGTTCCAGCCGCAGGCATCGTAAATGATTCCTCTTCTGGACCGGGTTCGTTGGAAGTAGCATTAAATCCTCGTGCTGCCATAGCAGAAATCTGTTTGACATATTTAGTCTTTGCTGTTACTTTTCCTGATCCGTTATGGTATCCTGCCGGAACTGTATACGATCCTCCAGGATTTAAAGATTGTGATACAGCGCCTCTATTTGTCATAGTTCCTTCCGCATTACTCAGGCTGGCTGTGGAAAATTTTTTGCCGCTGAGAACATTTCCCGCAGCGGCATCGCCCAATCCTTTATAGGAACCATCCAATCCCAATATAGTAGTTCCTATGGCAATTTTCGATGCGGTAAGACCGATCAGAGAGCGGACTGTATCATACGCCGCATACAACTTGGATTCTGTGTTATACTTACCGGTTTCCGGTATGGTCATTTGCAATCGGCTGTTGCTGGTATCCAGATTAATCGTAGCCAGTTTTAATGCAGCGGAGTTTTCTGGTAGCGTTCCCTTTTTCATGCTTCCTTTCACTCCAGCAGTTTTTCCATTTACAATATCTCCTTCGGAGGCTGTTGCGTCGCCTGTGAAGCTTCCCTCGATATATCCACCAATTCCTCCAACCTTAACTCCGCTACGGATATTACTGGATATAAGATTTGCAATGTGAATTCGTATTTTTCCTGCAATATATCCTTTTACCGAATAATCAAATGCTCCGACATAATTGTTTTCAGTGCTTCCAGTAATTTTGCAATTATTGTATGCTGTAGAATCTGCAGGGGAGAAAGACGCATCGGAAAGGGTTTCAATATCGCCATCAAACGATGCTCCTTTTGAATACCCTTTCACTCCTTTCAGCATAGCTCCGGTTGACAGGGTACCATCCGACGTATCTACCACATTGTCATCGCCAACAACGCCAAATATGGATGTTTTGGCTCGAATATTTTTAGCATCGAGATTTTCATCTCCGGATATTTCTATGTCTTCTGCTATATAGTTTCCTTTCGGAATCATCTGTTTTAATTTTTGTGGTAGAATTTTTCTTATGGGGCAGTCAAAAATTTCACCAATTCTTGCCTTTGTTCCTGTCCCAGCGTGGAATGTTTTTGGATATCTTACATCTGCTTCTGTAGCTGTATCCTTTGCAGCTGACACTCCTCCACCTACATTTTGCTTAAACGGCATTATCTGTCACCTCATTTCTTATTTCCATAAGATCAATTTTGAGATCGGTAACAGGAACCGATGAACAACTTAAAACAACTGTTCCATCTTCTGTGTCACCATCAATTTCGCATTCAACCACGCTGGTTTTTGAACCTTTGTTCCAAAACACTTCCACGATACTTTTCTTAGTAATTGCAGAATCGACAATAGCATATTTCCCCTCACTCCAACCTTTTGAGGAAACTGTTAAATTTTTTCTTCGAACGGTTGATCTCTGCAGTGCAACTGTATTTTTCACGGCGACCTCAATTGTTTGATTAAGCACATCTGCATGCGCCCAATCTCCTGATTCAAGCTTTCTTGCTCTGCTATCAAACTGAGGATTGCTCACATCGTAATTTGCCATGATTGCCTCCTTACGTGAAATCATCGTCGATTTCGAATGTACTGATAAGGTCGTCGGGTTTCCCCTTAAAGAATTCTACTCCAGCAAGATCACCTTCCGAGTCTATAGTAGCAATCTCGCTACAGCTTTTACCTCCAAGTTCTCCCTCTAAAATTTTGCCGATATAGGTAATTACTGTTTGGGATTTTACGTTGTATCCTTCGATTGGCTTGCGAAGAATTTCATGATTTAACGAGGTCATAGCGGAAGATGGGGTTAATACCTCTCCATCGCTTCCAACGCCACCATCGCCAAATGCAACATGCGTAATAGGCGGAAGGGTGCGAATCCCAGCTCTTGCCTTAGCCATTTTTTCCCTTGCCACATTGGGCACTACTGTTTTTGCCATTGCTTCTCCTTTCCTATCGTTGCCAGATAGCGGCAATTTCTAAATCAAATTCTGCATCACAGTCATAGTGAATCATCAGTCCATCGTTCAAAAATTCACCGTACAGATCCTTCTGTGAAACAAGATAATCATCTGCATTAACACTGTGCTCCTGATCACCATCCACCAATAATCCTTCTTCCGTATCTACTACTTCCGGAGTATTCATGGATATTACTGCCAAATTACTTCCATTTACTGTTGCTGACAGTTCGCATCCCTTAAAACCAACAATGGCAGCCTCCTTTGACGTTACTCGGATATCCCCATCTGTAGTAATCATCAATCGATCCGGAATTTCTGGTGCGTTATTCAAACTTATTGTGTTGGACCACGTGGAGCCTTTGCAAGTATATGTGACTTGTGATGGCTTTTGAATTTCTGCGTCCAAAAGGAACGAACCGTCTAATTTCCAAGAGCCATCTAATTTTCGGACATTTTCATTAAAGAATCGAATGAGCATTTGATATGTGATGCTTGTTGTCATTGTCTTCCAAAAATCATATTGCATAAGCATTGTCCATGTGATCAGAAAAAGAGCTTTGACACCGCCGGCTTTTATCGTCATAGTACGGGAATACAAAATATCATTGCTCTCGATGTCGTGGCTTTTCAAATCCAGAATATATGTTGCTGGAAGTTGCGGATCCTCTCGATATATCACATCGCTTACATCCCAAGTCAATGAAATTCCATCCATAATATCGTAATATGTTGCAGAAGCATTATTCAACAAATTCTTGTATTTCAAAAGTCGACGGTACAGCTCATCATCCACTTCAAATTCTTCTGATCTTTGCAAAATTTCGTGTCCATCGTACCTTGATAGGCAAACTATATCTCCGATATTATCCAAATTAACGCCTTCCATTTTGTCGATGTTCAAAAGGTTACGAAGATCCTGCTGCTCAACATAGACTTCCTCCAGCACCTCTGCCGCGGCCCTTATAATGCCTCCAAGGATTTTTTTATCCCAAAATTGGCTCAGCGTTAATCGTTTCCACTCTTCAACCAGATTCATCATCAAAGACCACCTCGATTCTGTCTTCGGCAATAACAATCACATCTTTTGATTTTGATGTGATATTAGTTTGCGCATATTCGCTTACTTTCGGAGAGTGATTAGGATCAGTAGAGTGATACTGGTATATCTGTACATATGTAAGTCCGGACACTTGTTTGAATATATCTCCTATTTTCTCCTGCAAGATGATTGACTTGCCAGGAGATGCATCCGAATATGCCTCCGTAAATATCGCGCGAACAATGCTTTTATAATTTGACGGAATGTTGGTTTTGTCTCCAGATAAAACCACTCGAATCCATGCATAGACAGAAGTCGGACGGTTGAAGCGTATTTCAATAGTTTCGCCATTTTCCCCCACGCACGCAACCATCGTATCACCATTGGTCTGTATTCCCCCTGACCGGGATCTTAGAATTGCGTATGCTACATCTTCATCAGTTCCTCCACTTACTACAACCTCAATAGAATGTGGAAGACGACCTTGAGAATCAGTCTCGTCGTTGTAATTTTCATAGACTTCCGCAGTCTCAATATTGTCCACATTTTCAAGCAGATACGATTTTATGGAATTTACCATGTTGTTGGAATTAGCATATATTCTTTTAGTATAGGACTGACGATATTCCCAGTCTTCCTCGGCCAGTCTCCCCACTACAGGGGCAATACGATTTTCGCACCAATTGAATTCCGTAGACAGGTTGCTGAGTATCATGGTTATAGTACCTATCGGCATCGTTATTGCTCCGTATTCTCCTGTGGAAAAATCGACCAACCCAGTGATAGAATCCGTCGTGAGGTTATTGGTTAGTTCCATGCTATGCACTTCACCTGGATCTCTGCTTTTAATAGATAAGATACCATCAGCTACATCCATAATAAAGTCGGCAGCGATGCTTTCCATAATGCCACTCAATATATCTTCCGCATTGTCACTCGTTGATATGTAAGTATATTTAACATCATCAATGGTCACTCGATATGTCTGCCCTTTTCCGGCACTCACCAGCTTCAGATACGCTTCGTTGAAGGCATCCCTGCTAACGACGGTGTCGGTATCGCAATACAAATCATGCCGCGGATTCGTGTCGGCAGCAATGATTGTATCTTTTTTTACAGTATTTCCATCAGTGATGTTGCACGATATGATATACTTTGTCTTCTCGGATGATTTTCTTTTTATATTTGCAAACTGACCGCAATCATCCAGCGCTACGCCTTCCGCTGTAGAAGGATGCAAGCTATTATATACATCCAAATTTTCCTCATGAAGCTGCGCAACGATATCGCAAATGGGGTAACAGATGGCCAAATTCAGAGCGGACTTCGCGTTTACGGTTACATCAACACCGGAATACTTTTTAATGCGAGCTGCAAAATCCGCGTATACGGCATCGAATCGTTTCAGGATGAACCCCTGCTTGGTTACCCCGTAATTGTCTCCCATATACTCACCTCGCTTTCTATAGTTTGTTCATCTTTCGCATTGGCTTTCCATTTAATCAATGCGGTTCTTTTCTTTTTATCAACAGTCATTTCAACCGATTCTACATTCTGGACATCATCAACTGATAATATAGCTTCTTCGATCAGACGTTTTATTTCATCCTCATCCGGATTTTTTACAAAAACAGTTTCATACCAATCGTACCCTTGGGATTCATCAAACGGCCATTCTCCCAAGAACCATTTGATCCTGATATTAATTTTCTGTACAATAGAATTCGAAAGTACGATATCTCCTTGCTCATTAAGAACCAAATCGCCGTCGGCTCCAAGGAGCATGTCAGTATAAATCATAACCAACGCACCTCCTACTATTTGATATTTGGCGCATTGCAATTACCTTTACTGGTAATACTGCCAGCGACCTGAACACTTCCAGATACCACGAGATTTCCAGATATCGCAACGCAATTATTACTATTGGCCAAATTCTGTGCCTGTGTTGCTGTTCGCTGCAGTCCTGGTATGCATATTGCATTTGACAGGCTATGTCTCAAAGATGATTTTCCTGTCTGACCACTAATCCATCCTGCGATATCAATATCACACATCACAAGCAGGCACGCCTTTCCGGGGACAACAGGTGTTGCGATTCCAGACGGCTGCGCAATCGGAATTCCGGTCACTATTGGATAGTCGATAAAAGTTCCATCTGGCTTTTTTATCTTTCCATAGGGCTGTACGCTTACAAGTCCCGAGCCGGCATCGTAGGAAACTATCGTACCCGGAAGTGCCACGCTCATATTTGCCATGGAAGAATTAATAGCATCCATAATGGCCTGTGTCATTTCGCTTCTCATTGTGCTTTCACCTCCAGCAATTGAGCTGTACAGGTCCAATCTCCTTCAAGATTATCACCGGTTATTTTCAAATTTTTTACATAAAAAAATCCAGAGGCAACCTTGCTCTGGAGCTGAACCATATCGTTTACATTTATACTTCCATTCAAGAAGAACTCTACTTCATATCCATATTGGGCTTCTTGCCCGCTTTGTGCGCTATCTTGAGTGGCGCTTTCTGCTGCTATGGCAATCCTTTTAGGGATTCGGATCAAACCTGTTTCCTCCGAAAGAATATACGCCTGCATCGTGATCGGTTCTCCCGGCAAATGAACCTGTCCTACTCCATTCTGGATGGACCACTCAAGCCCACAGAAATCACACATTTGGGTCAAGCAATTCGCTGCGGCGCCACCATAAGCGTATCCATTCGGCATCATTGTACCAGCAATGGTCGTCTGCGCTCCCTGACTGTATATGCACGTAATTCCCATTTGCGCAAAAATGTCGGAGAATATCGCCTGTACCGGAATTACCCCTTGATAGCTCATGGAAACATAGGTGTCACGTATTGCAACTCGCCCATCCGTTACATCAAACGTAGTTTTTCGATCAGCCCCCTCCAGTTCTGTTTCCGGAAGCGTAACATTTCCACAGAATATAAGTGGAAGAACAGATCCGTACCCTGCGTGTAATTCCACCATACAGTCTTTCTGTTCAATAATACTAACATGCTCATCATTAAGATTCCAAACTGATATCGTCCCGGTATTACTGGACGCTACATTTGTCTTCTCCAAATCAAATTTAATGTGCAGTGCACGTCCAGTTGATGTCTCGGATCCAATTTCAAATCCAGATCCCGCAACTCCTGCCACAAGCCGATATGCTCGTTTCCAGTTCCTACTCATATGGTTTCCACCCCTCCAGATCTTCATTCGGGATAAACGCGAACTTCGCCTCCCCGTTTACAAAAGCTTGCCTTCCTACATGGGCAAGGTCAGTAATACATCCGAACTTTCCATCAGGAAGATTTACGTCTGTATAATACTCTGTCAAGGGGAACAATGGCACGATTTTAATCATACCAAGAATCAGATCTGCAGATGCGTTATACAGGCTAAAATACCAGTTGTCCTGACGCCCAGCATATGTAAATCTAATGTAAAATTCCTCACCTGCCAATGTGATTCGGCTCTTAGAATCATTCATGTCCGGAACATCAATATATATCGTCATAGCAATCTCCTACTTTATGAGACCCAATCCCTTTCCTGCGTTATACAGGATAGAAGCTTTCGCTTGGGAATTCTCCTTTTCTGCTGATGATGTCGTCTTTGCGACACCTTGACTGTCCGACGAGACAGAAGCTGTTCCTGCACTGGCTTCTGTCTGTCCTCCTCTTGTGTATTCCGCAGGTATGGCTCCGGATTTGGTTGCTGTTACTTCGACCTGCTTCAGCGTGATAGGGATTTTCCTTGCATATCCATCTTCCTGCGTTTTGGATATGGTCATAGAAGTAATGACCATATCCTTATAGGTTCTGTCAGAGGTCTTATATACCACCGGTTCACGGTTCCAAAATATCTCTCGTAACCGTTCCTCTATCGTCTGAACGCGAGTCCTGCTAACACCTATATTTGATCTCCAAGTTACCGGAGTGTTTGATAAATACAGGATAGTATCAACCGAGAGAGGATCCGGAAGTACGCTATCGTGTACCTTATATCCGCTCTCAACAGGATAATCCGGAACTTGTGCCTGGTATTGTTCATCCTGAGAAATCAACACATCGAATTTAATGCCGTCCAGTGTTACCGGGCGCTTTAATCTCTTTTTCATTATGCCCTCCCATACGCAAGTCCTCGCTGGACTTCCTTCGTGATATCTCTACCGCTCTTATCCATCTGCTTCGCAGCCTGCTTTCCTACCTGTGAATCGGAAGTCTTAACAGTATTATTGATTTCAATGTTCTGGTTTACCGTGTTCCCAGCTTTATTGATACCCACGGAATTCTGTGTCGTTCGCACGGAAGGTTTTACATTCAATGCAACCGCGGCATCAGATACCGCCATGGAAAGCTTAGGTTTTATAGCCTTCAACCCATCAGATAATTTCTGAATTGTCCCTGACAGATCGTAGTCAAGTCCCATACTTGGGGCAGAGATCCTCATCTCATTCTTGATTGCCGTAGCTGTTTTTCGTACCTTAGCGATTACATCAGAGGAATTTGTTTCAATTCCGCCCGATAGTCCGCTCATAAAGTCCGGCATCCAGGTCTCATAATCCCGCAGCGGTCCTTCATCCGGACGCGAGAAGTGCAGGAATGATCGGATTTTATCACCAACTCCTTTTACAGAGTTTACGACTCCTTCCACTTTTTCTTCGATACCTTTTTTGAGTCCATCCACAAAATCGCGCCCCCACTGTAATGCCTGCGACGGAAGCGCTTTAATAAAGCTCGTAGCCGCATTCATTCCATTTACAATGGTTTCCTTGACTTTTACAATTCGTTCAACTGCGCCGCTGAGTATAGCATTCCATATATCTGTAAAAAAGCTTTTTATCGCATTCCATCCGTTTTCCCAAATGCTCTTGACGTTCTCAACAAATGAGTTTACAAACTCTCGAAATTCGTCACAATTTCCATATAGCAATGCAAATGCTCCTGCTATCGGATTGACCAGAAGAAGCAATAATGACTGCCAATTATCCTGAACAAATGATATGACATCCGATATGAAGCTCTTAACTTTTTCAACGCCACTGTTAAACGCATCTGATATTTTATCCCATAGAGCGCTTGCAGCAGATTTCACTGCGTCCCAATGGTTATACAACAATATGCCGATAGCTATCAGTGCGCCTATTGCCAGTATCACCAGGCCGATGGGGCTTGTCAAAAAAGCAATTGCAGCCCCCAATCCGGAGGTAACCGTTGTTGCTATGCCGGCAACTGTAGTCCACAAACCAGTTGCGACCGTCAGCGCTCCTTTTGCCACAGCGGCAACTCCATCCGCTGCACACATTGCCATTATCGCTGCTGTTTCACCCCCGCTTACAATCGCAGAGGCTATAGACACTGCATTATAGGCAGCCAGCAGGGCAGCTATTGTTCCAACCGCAACTGCAAGCAGTTCAAATGCCTCCTTGTTTGCAGCTATATAATCGGTTATTCCACTAAAAGAGCCTGCAACTGTATCGAGGATGCCGACCAGCGAATCAAAAGCGCCTTTGATGTCTCCGGCAAATAGCGCAGAAATAACCTCTGCTGCTTGCGTAATAGTTTCAATAATCGTCTCGAAAGCCGTTGAAAACAACGCACTCAAAAAGGACTTAATATCTTTTCCCCATCGCTTCCAGAAGGCAGACAGGCCAGAAAAAAGCCCTTTTGCCACAGCAGCGAACACTTTAATCACTGCTTCGACCAAGCGGATTGCTGTTGATACAATCTGAGTTATAGCATCCCAGATTGCGGAAAACATATTCCGTATTTCTTCTCCATGCGCCTTGAGATATCCTTGGATTGATCCCCATATCTCAATTATTTTCTGCCTGATGGTTTCAAATGTCTTAGATAAAAATTCCTTGACTTTTCCGAATGCCTCGAAAATAGCCTCTCTTGCATTATCGGCGCCGATACCGATCTTGTCAAAAAGCAAGCCGATTACCGAATCATTGCCCTGCAGGAAATTTATTAAATCTTCCACCGCAAGAACAATTAAAATTATTGCAGCGGCAATAGCTGCTGTTTTAAGTCCTTCTGGTGAAAATGCCTTTTTAAGAATCCTTGGCACTCCTTCCAAGAACTTTTTTATATCGTTGCTGTGGAATGCAATCCACAAAGCGGTTGCCGCAATAGCTGCTATCTTAAGAGCATTCTCAACTCCACCGACCTTTTCAATTATCCGTCCAAGGAACGATCCTGCTCGAACTATAAAATCTGCTATTTTCTCGAGCCAGTTGAGAGCCATGGTTAATCCAGAAGTGATTACTGGCTGAGCCTTGTTGAGAAATCGCATAAATTCTGAAAAGGCTCGAACCATCATCTTTCCCACTCGATTCGACACTTCCGCACCATCCCAGATCTGGGAGGTGAAAAGCCCCCATTGATTACGGATGTTTTTGAACGCATCCGTAATCGTTATTCCTGTCTCCTCATATTTTTTAGCAATCTGATCAGCATTATCAATAAATGCGGCTTTCAGTGCAGCGGCGGATACTTTGCCGGAGGAACACATTTGCTGTAACTGCTTCTCAGTTACCTTGTATTGATCAGCAAGCATCTTCACTGCATCCGGAGCTTCGTTGATCAGATTATTAAGGGTGCCAGCGTCCACAGTTCCGGTTTTGATAGATTCCGCCATGGAATCCATGATGCTGTTTACTTCAGCATCAGTTTTTCCAACTGTCTTCAGTAGCATAGTTGCAGCTTCGTTGAACTTCACCGCCTCGTCAATATTTCCAAAAAGATTTTTATTGGCCTTAACTAAAGTTGTTACGGTCTCAGCGGTATCAGTATAAGACATATTGGTTCTGTTTGCAGACTCCATAATTTTCTTCTGAACCTGAGCCTGTTCACCTAACGCAGCTGTTTCCCTCTTGATCATGGCATTCGCGGCAGAAAATTCTTTTACAATGGCTGCGGTATTTTTCACCGATATTCCTACGGCAATTAAACCAAGCGCTCTTTTTGCATAATTTTTGATTCCATCAATAGTCTTTTCGGTTTCTTTTTGCGAATTCTTATCTACATCTATGGAAAACAGGGCGCCGATTCGGCGCAAGATTCCATTAGAGGACATATTCTTCACCTCCCCTCCTCATCAATTTCCCGAAGCTGAGCATTTTCGATTTCTTTATCCATCGTATACAGAGCATACAATTTCAAAAATTCGTCAAGCGTATAGGTTCCATCCTCGAGCTCTGTCTTAGATACAATTCCAGCCTTGATTAAGGTGTAACACCTCAGTTCAAGATCCGTAAATCGGGAGAGATCGAGTCTTCCGTACCGGTCAATTCTGCTTTCTTCAGCAGTGCTTTGACTGTTGGATTTCCAGATAGGCTCTTGAACTTCTCGAAAAAACCCTTAAAATTCACCTTCAAAACATGATATGCCAGAATATAAACATCCTGAGAATTTCCTGCCATAAGCGCATTTAAGCTTTCTTCGATTAAAATTTCTCCATCTGGCTGCTGATCGTTCTTCCATACAATCGTCCTCGAAGTTATCAGCAGTTCCCTCATAAGTTTTTCAAAATCATACGGATTGAGGCTGCTCATTGCATCTGTGAACGTCGGAATTGCCGCAGCAGCCTCTTCCATTGCGTCTGACTCAGACGTCCCTTCCTCGTCATTTCCAGAGCCCAGAAGTGCAACGAGGCCACCAAGCACCGGTGACAATACCTTTGTAAGCATCGCCGTAATGCGAACGCTTACAAATACCGGAAATGGAGCTATAAAAAAAGAAGTCCCACTAATCTGGACTTCCGTCTTATTCATCATAGCATTATACATTCTTCCGCCCTCCTTTAATCTTCAAACTCTCCTACTGCTGTAATCTCCCACTCCTGGTTTCCCACTGTTTTGCCACGACTCCACGACGGCGCTTTGTTTACCCATGCCTCATCAGCAGAAAAAACGGTATCATCCGTAAGGTCTTTGACCAGGACAGCGAACGTTCCGCTTCCATCGGATTTGTCTTTATTGTACTGCTTGCGGAAAAACGCATTTGATGGCGAATTCTGCATGAGCGAGATCTTGATCGTTTTCCGGGGATCCGGAGAGACTGATCGAGAAACTTCACCATCAGCTCCAGACACTGATGTAATTCCATCTCCTGCTTCTTCGATTGTAACGAAGGAATCTTCGGCATATCCAGTAACCATATGATATCCACAGGAAATGATAACTTTTTTGCTGTTATATGTTCTCATTTTTCACATCTCCTTCCTTAATTTCCGAGAGTTCCCTTGAGTTCGATGCAGTGGATTGCCCCAGCAAGAACCGCTGTCCATTTTGCATCTTTCAGATTACGGGATTTCTTCTGCGCCGCTGAAATACTTGCTGCGAGAGGGAACGAGGTGGTATATCCTGGAACCTTGTTATTGTCTTCATCGTATGAATCGTCAGCGATTCCTCCGTTCGTCCGGCCCTCCTTCAATGCAGAGATCGTTGCATTTTCCAGAAGGGAAATTCCGCCATCTGTAAATGCAACCTTCGTATTTAATACAAATACATTGAAACAGTTCATCTGAATCTTATTTTTGAGCCAATCACGGAAGCGAATGGTATCAATCCACTCATCTCCCAACACTTTTCCTCCCTGAGTAACATTTTTCTTAGCGATGCATACATAATAATTCTCGCAGTTGGCATCCATTGTGTCGGTATTCGAGAATTCGCCCGGAGTAATAAGGGACAAACTCTTGAATGCCCAGGTCTCAGATCCCGGGGTATAGCTTGCTACTCTTGCACAGATTGCCACATGCTCATATGGATCATAGGCGGTATTCTGGTTTTCCGCCAATCTCCAAAGATGGGAACGTAATAATCCAGCCTGAATCACAGGATTTTCCTCGTCAGCTGCCACAGTAAATGCGAACTGCTTTTCCGTCGTTTCGATATATACGGCAATAGCATTGTAGCTAGCATGGTCAATGCCCGCCGGAAGTGCAAAATACCACCCATCTGTACCAATCGCTCTCTTTACAGCAGCAATCGGTTCTTCTTCATCTTTAATGACGGAGATGTAGATCTTATCTGGTTTAGGACTCTGTGCAAATGCTGTCTGCGCTGCCAGATACACGGGATCATTCTCGGTAAATCCCGCTTCCTCAACCGCCGTCAAATCTCCATAACTGGAAATATTCAAAACAGACTCTCCCCCACTCCTAGGCTGCGGTCCAATAATCAAAAGTCCGGAGTAAGATTCCTCACTCACGGCTGGTGACGTAAGATCAATGTCACATTTTACGATCCCATCGATTGTATTTGCCATGATTCATTCCTCCATATTTATTCAGTAAATTCTATTTTTTCAATATTGCTAATACTTTCTTGTACCATTTCCGACGGACCGCCACCTGATGTAGTTGGCGACCATTCGTAAGCACCACCGGTGCTTATCGCCCATACGCCATTCTTAAAGTCGTATCGGCTCTCCGCATCTGCCCTTTTTATTCCGTAGGATCCAGATCGGACCTGATTGAAATTTATATTATACTCTGCCATAGCGCGGAACTCGTGATCCTGATCAAGTATCTGCGTTACGTTCGTAATTGGTCCGGATGGAATTGCGGTAATATCGTTCATGAATAACTCGTCAGTAATTTCGTCTGACTGGAGATATGCCTCAAACTCACTCAGATCTGGAAGCGCATCATTATGCCTATCATTGCTCGGAGGAACGTGGGTATTGATCTCCAGCAAAAGTGTGCTTGGGTAATAATGAATCAACTCCTCACCCACATACTCTGCGGCACTAAAATGCGACGATTGAACATTGCGGACGATCATTGTTATCAACGGTAATTGGGGTTTTGTTTTTATCTCATCTTTCCAAACTACATTCGCCATAAAAAAATACCTGCTGACTAAGTCATGCAGATATTCTTTCAAATCATATATTTTCACGTCACGAGATTCCCCCTTCCGGAGGAGATGTTTCTTCTGCGTATCCAGCTTCGGAAACTCTCTCAAATTCACTTACATAGTGATCAAGCAAGGTATTGTTGCTACGCTGGCAAGACACACATTTGTACCAGTGCCCATCCCTCCATATCCAATCAGCAAGTTCTCCAGTCAATTGATCATCAGTGCGGAAGCGATAGTCACTCCATGCTTTGAGTTCCACACGAAGCCGGCTGCCTTCCGGTTGTGGTGTAGAACTCATTACGCTTCGCTGAACATCGGCTTCGATCGAAGAATCCTCATACTCTGATTTTTCTGCTCCTCGAATAATTGATCTTGTGAAACGACGAACAATACAAGAGGTTGGAAATAATATCATTCAAAATCCTCCTTTTCCCCGATCTGATAGTTTACACTCTGTCGCATCAGTCCGGTGTCAATCAATGGATGATCCGAGTGCTTTCTTCGTATGGTAGATTCTTTGTTTGCCTCAAAATGACCATCCGTAATTTCCTCTTGGATAAGTCCCTTTTGGAATGCACCGATTTGCCTCAATATTTTTTCCGGTGATTCGCCATCAAGCAGCTGTCCAATCATTTCCCGTTGGAATGCCTGTATTCTCTCCATATTTCCATCAACAGAGTTTCGGATGAAGGGTCTTGATGGTATTCCCGTTGTTGTTCCAAGCTCATTAAATGCTGCGTAATTTGCAACATCTACTCCTTTGTCACTCGTCACCTCGCCGGCTTGAAACCCTACAAATACCGCAAGCTTATCAATCTCTTCAAGGGCTTTCCGGAATCGCTTCCCTTCCTGTGTTTCTGTATTCTTAAACTTTACAGCCATGATGCCCCTCCTCAACTGATTGTGACAGGAATAATCCATCTTGCACGCAGAGAAAGAAACTGCAGCCCATAAACTGTCTTTTTTAATTCTGCTGATACAGCAGACAAATCATTAATGCTGCTGTTGTCAAATGAGATTGATGTTTCTCCTTCCGATACACTTGCAAGACCATGGGCATCAGCGGAAGTTACTTTTGATCCCGCAAGACCCTTTCCCAGGCCATTAAGTTTCATTTTGTGGCAGGCAAGGAGCGCAATGGCATACTCATATTGAGGTCCAAATTTTGAGCTGCTCACATCCGGTCTCGCCAGTTGAATCCAGAAATCCAGCTGTTCGTCCTCCAGCTGATTAAACTCCGCGAACGCATTCTTGATAATCTCTTTTGCTCCCATTGCGATCCTCCTTGCTTATCGGACTACTCTTTCTTTTTTCCTTTGGCGGAGCGAGAGGGAGTTGCTTCATTCTGGTCTTCAGTTTTAGGATCATCTTCAGAATTAGCATCTCCGTCGCTTGAAGCAGGTTCAGATGCCGGTGCTTCCGGTACTAAAACCTGCTGAAGTTTTCCGTTTTCCAGATACATCTTTACCCATGTCTCACCTCCGTTCACTTCCATAGTTTCTCCCGGAAGCATACGAAACGACTGATTGCCGATAATTTTCTTGCTTATGTTTTTTACCTGCATACTATACTCTCCTTTCAAGCTAAATTCCCTGTGCAAGCAGCATAGAGAACGGATAGTAGATCATAAGACCTGCACATCTGGATTCGCACGGGATTACGCTCTCCAGATTCTTCACCTGCACAGGATACTGGCGGAATGGCATCGGGATCTCCAGACTGAACTTATCCGGATCCTTCGTATACATGAATGCCACATTCTTGCCGGTAGGATTGAACAGGGTAGCTTTTGCGCCTAATTCATTCCATGATTCAAAGTTCTTGATGTACGGGCTGTGCTCTTTGAGGAAGCTGAGAATAGTTGTATCTGTGTCTGGAATACGTCTGGTTGACAGGTCCATGTAGATGTGAGACGGCAGCGCAAAGGTGTCTGGACGCTCGATGGAATTGGTCAGCTCATCGATGTATGACTGCATTCCGTTCAGATCCGCAAGAATCTGATCAGCGGTCTTGTACTTGAACTCAGTGTGCTTTGCGCCATCAACCGTAACCTCAGAAAGAGCATATTCAGGGATTCCGGCGTCTTCACTGAATAATCCAACCATTTTATCTTTGTCTGATCCGAGAAAAGCAATCTGGTTGATTTTCAGATCATGTGCTCTACGAGCTGCGGTGGCCTTTCTTGCGTCCAATCCCTTGCCGGTATATACACTGGCTCTCATCTCCTGAGCGTTGTATCCGTAGGAATCACCAACAGATTTAATGTTCACGGTGGTAGGCTCTCCCTTAACATCCGCTCTCGGAAGGTCTTCAGCATAGTTATTGATGATCTCGGCCAAGCCGGTAACTTCGTAGCCATACCACGTTGCGGTTTCCGCTCCTTCATTCACCTCAGATGTGATCGGCATATACTGCAGAGCGGAGAGCTCTGGATACTGTTTATCATATGCTTTGGATTTTACGTGATCCAATTCACGGGCAAAGAATGCAGATGCATCTTCCGCACCGTCGAATCTCTTAGCGCCGCTTGCCTCTCTTGTTTCTGCAATGCTATGGATTAAATTGCTGTCTCTCAGGACTGCGTAATCTCGGGAATCACAAATTCTCATGTATTATACCTCCTCCTTACATCTCGATCACGGCAATCAGGTTGTCCAGGTCAACCTTACCGGTAAATTTTGCATCAATGGTAACCTTGCTGGTTTCCTTTTCGTCGGTAGTGTCAGTAAATTTTCCGGAGTTTTCGCCTCCGATAATCAAGGACACACCAGCGCCATAGGCTACTTTTGCCGTAGAAACTACCTGTGCCCAAATACGGCCTTTCTGCATTAATCCAATGGAATCTCCGCCATTAGTGGCGACGTTTCCCTTCATGTCATGCTCCAAATTCTTGGAACCATGAACAAATACGCCTTCAAAGGTGTCTTTTGTTGCTCCTTCTCCTGCCGCTTTTACGGTTTCTCCTTCGGTAGCACCCCTAACAAGACCCATTCCCGGAGTAACTTCTACGCCGGGATCAGTAATGCGGGTTACAATTTTCTTTCCCGATAAATCAAAAATACCGCCGGGAAGTCCCAGCGGCTGGTTGAAGCCATAATCCATCTGTCTCATATTATTTCTTCGCTCCCTTCTTTGTCATATTCTTGATCATTCTATCTCTGGATTCCTCTGCCTTGCTTGCACCTCTTCCATCTGCTCTGTTCGCCGGAGTTCCGTATACCTTTGAGATCTGGGACGCAGGAGTCTTCTTGTGCCGAATCTGATCACAGGCAAGATCGTATGCAGCCTCGATATATGCTCTGGATTTTCCATCAAGTTTAAGCTTCGGATTAACCGATTTGATAATCTGGCACTTGCCATCCAGCAGACTCTTCGGAGTGAATCCATCAAGATTCAGTTTTGCGGCCATCCGCCCGATTGCAAACATCTCTGCCATCTTTCTTTCGACCATACCATCCATCTTTACCGCAGGATCGACTGCAGGATCCTGTGTGTCATCATCGTCCTGTTTGTCCGGATCGCATCCTTCATCGCTGTTTCCCGTGTTCTCCGGATCATCTCCCTCATCAGTATTCGTCGGATCATCGTCTTCATCGCCAGTCATATCGTTCTGTGCCTGAAGCTGATCGATCTCGGACAGCAGGGTTTTAATCTCCTCATGCATCTCCGGGATTTCCTCAACGCCGACCGCATCAATGTCCTCATCTCTGCGATCTGCATTCTGACGGATCCGCTCCAGCGGACTCTCTTCCTCCCCTTCTCCATCTGCGGTTGCAGCGGATACTTCCGGATTAGCCGCAAGGTACATTGCCACAGCGGCCTCCAACTGCTCCGGGGTAAGAGCTGATGCCATTCCGTCGAGTTTCTTCTTTTTCATGTCTTTCTTTCCTCCTTTTTGGGATTTTTTTGTTTTTCCATCAATATTTAACCTTGCTTTGTGGCCGGCTCGCGCCTCTCCTACCAAAGCAAGATGATTGATGCGAATGTTACGCTGGATGCAGTCATAATGCTGGCCATTATAGGTTCCTGACGTTTCCTCAATATCTGCATCATATCCAAGACTGAGTTCTCTCAATCCGCACTGCAGCTTGTCTGTATCATGAATCACAATGTCGGCCCTCACATTGTCTGCATCCTTAATTCCGGCACCCAGTATAGTGCCTATCTGTTCTTCTCCCACATTATCCTTGGTTATCTCTCCTGCGTCATGTGTAACAATGATTGGCTTTCCTTTATAAGATTCCAGGCTTTCGCGGGCAAAGACTTCTTCCGGCAGCCTCAGTTCAAAATGTGATGTTACTCCATCATCATTCAGATACTCGAAGATGCCGCAAGTAGTTACGATCGGTCGATCTCTCAAATATCCCTCACGGGTAAAATAGGTTGATGTGAGTGGAATATTATCCAATCGCCGTACGGTTTTCAGTTTCAATCTTTATTCCTCCTTCCGAAGTCTGAGCTTCCAATCTTCAGATCCATCCACAGGGATATCGAGACATTCAAAATCGAACACAGGGATTGCCACACACCGGCATTGATAATCCTGCCCCGGATGGCAGCGGCGGCCGGTCCGGTGATCAACAATCGGCGGGTGATCCCAGTCAAATATTTTGTTGTTAAGAAGTCTATGATCATCTCTGACTCTGGCATCTTGCGCTGTTTTCCATTTATACTTTTTCACTCCGCAGGACTGCTGCTGATGTTTTGTAATCTGGCAATTCAGTTTTCCCATCTGATCTCTTGCAATCAGTCGCGCATGGCTCTTTGTCATACTGTAGCTGTGCTGTATGTCCTTTACTATCCCAGATATTGTCGTACCTTTTAGGTAATCATCCAGAATAATCTTCTGCATATCATCCAGGGCATCCTTTGGAATGCTATTGATCAGATCGACATTTTCATTTACCCAGGAATCTATGATTTCGGCATAAAAATTGCCATCGTAATAATCCTCAAGGATATTGATTCCAAGAGTTTTACTGATGGCTTTCTTCCATTCCGCAACCGTCAATTTACGATTTGCGTTTGCTATTTCATTTAATTTTCGCTTTACGCCAAAAAGTCCAAATGACTTTTTCATATCGTCGTCAATCGCTCGAAATAATGATGCCAACCGTATTACGGTATTGTCAATGCTTGATCTTCTCTTTCTCGCTCGATCCGCGGCATTCTGTTTGAATCTGGAAGATCGCGCATCCATACGCCCTTCTTTTTCTGATGCAGAAAGAATACCTATTAATTCTTCCATATGGCTTTCTAGGGCAGCTTTTACCACCATTACGGTAAAACTATTGATTACTCTCAAATAGTCCCGTTCTGCCGAATCTGGAAAGTGAGGGATGTACTTGGACTCAACGTATTGCTTCCCGTGAAACTTTTTCTTCAGCTGCTCGTTCATCATCTGACGGCTTGAACGCTCCATTGCTCCGCCCTTTCTGCAATAAAAAAACAGCGTATGTAATAACACGCGCTGTTCTATCTATCAATAATTAATTTGTTACTGTATTTCCTGCCCATTCTTGTAGGCTTCTCTGGCCTCGTTCAGATTCATGTGGTAATATCCTCGCATTTCAGGATCCTCTGTAAGCAATGCATCGTCCTGCCACTTACAGATAGGGCAAAATTCATAAGAATCATATTCCTCGAACTCATGCTTGCCACATACCGGGCAAAGATGCTTTTCTTCGCGTGTCTCCTTACTCATCGTCATCTACTCCTTCTATCGCTTTGCAGCCTTCAAAATACGCGGCTCCATCAACAGGCTTGAACATCGTTCTGATACCCTTCTTTAGATCAGCCTTGACATAATCGTTCTTCTCTTCATCGTAACGGCATATATGACCTTCCTTGGTCTTGTATCCTCTGATTCCATTTCCTACCGGCATTTCTGCCAGCTGAACGGCCCTCTTCTGATACTCCGCTGCGGTTGTGATGCCATCTTTCTCATATTCCTTTTGATGCGATCTGCCGTTTTTCCAGTGATTGTTCAGATGCTGCTTATCCTTAAATCCTTTAACCTGCAATACATTTGAACCTTTTGCACTTGGAATATTACCACCTTCCGGCGAGGATTGCAATGGTTTTTCAGCTCCCGATCCGTTTTGGGGTTCATTTTTCTTAGAACCAGATTTTCTTCCGACAGCCGCAGGATTTCCTTTCAAAATTTCTCCGTTTTTTCCGAACTCGATGTGTTTACCTTTTTTCGTCGTGACCCAACGATCATTATGCAAATCATCGTGATATCCGCAAAGGACATTTTCCAGAAGATCCAAGGATGCCTTGAATGGCAGGAATAAATTCAAAGCACTAAGCTCCCCTAAGGAAAGCCAGCCTGCTCCCTCCATCTCTGAGTTCATGCAAATCGGCTGCCCTTCGTATATCGTACACAGGAATATATGAGACGGAAGATACTGCTCCCCATCGCCCTCTATATCTCCGATATATCGAAGGTTTTCGGGAATGATGGCAAATTCTTCTCCGGCCTCCCGGATGGCTGCCGTCTCCATATCTTCACCAGCTTCAATATGTCCGCCAGGGCCGCAGATTCTTTTATTATCTTTGCGCCTTGCACAAAGCACCTTTCCACCTTTCACAACAATGATGCCTACGCCATATTTCACATCTGCATCATCATATGAATCTGTTGAAAGATCATCGTTTCCGATATCCGGATCTGCATCTGGATCCGGCTCTGTCTCCGGGTCCTGTGACTGAAGCTCACCTAAAAGGTCCTCCAATCCCAGATCATCCTCCGAAAGAACATCCTCAATATGGTATACATCTCCTTCTGCCATCTGTTGCCTAACCTCTTTGGGATCAAGTACCTGCATATCTACATAGATTTGCGTGGCTTGAGCCTTCGTAAGTTCTGCCTGCGCCTTTGACTGTTCGAGTTCAGCATTTTCTTTATCACTCATATTCCAGAGAGGGTTGGGCGTAATATTATGCTCCGGAACCGCATCGAGTTTTCCTTCGTGCACAAAGGCCGAAAGAATGATTTCCACGAGTCGGCGCAAATTGTCAACCACGCCTGGGCTTTGTATTTGCCCAACGTAATCATAGTAATTTGTAAGATCTCCTTCGCCGGTTGCGTTTTCTCCAGCTGGTGACCGTCCAAATAAAACCGTCTGAGGAATATTTGTGACCGCAGACAAAAGGTTGCAGCTCTCGTCAATGATATCTTTAACTCCACTCAGTTGGAACGTCTGAAAAGAGTAATCTTCTCCTTCCGCATCAATAATCATTGTATTGAGAAGATTTCTTGCCATATCAATCAGCTGCATTCGCCTTATTACGGCCTCTTCCCCGGTCTCTGTCTGCAGAAGACTTGCCAAATCCTTTATTTTGCATACAGCCTGGACACATCGTTCCAGCAGACGGTTTCCGTTTCCATGGGAAGTGATCGTGTTGCGGAGTTCTCTCCGAATTCGATTGTATTCCGGAATTCCGAAAAACATATATTCCGTACTCATTGTACTCGTCCTTGGCATCTCTCCATTTCTGAAAATAAGAAGCCTGCTTGCATGTACGCGAACTTGTTGACCGCCATATACCGGCATAACCATGTAATACTCCGGTAGGCCAAAGTTTTCATTATCAACGTCCCACGCATCTGTATAAATCGACGTGTAGTCCGGGGTAATCTCAGGTCTTTCAAATACAATCAGCTTTTTTACAGCTGTCACAGCATCCATGTCAATAGGTTCATCAAGATCTCTTCCATCATCCACATTCATGAGTATCGCTCCGCCGCCGAAAAGGCGGGCCCACTTCAATGCTGTAACACCTTTGTCTTTCCACCCGATTCGTGCCAGTTCCTTTTCGACTTTGTCCTGAATGTCCTTATCGCCTATACCAAGATCATATCCATTCTTGAATGCCAACTCAGCCGGTTTGTCGATAATCTTTGCAAATAATCCATTCGAGGTGTAAATCTGCGCCAGTTCAACATCAGCTGTTGGTGTCTCAGGCTTATATACATAAGCCTCCGTGGAATCTCTCGAAGTTCCTACTTTGGTAAGCATATTCGTGTACCCATCAAGCCTCATGTCTTGCTCCATCGCTATTTCACCTCCTTTAACTGATTAAAGCATTGATATCAAACATTTTCTGTTCATATAGACTAAGTGCCAAAGCATCCGCCCTATCCGGGCTATCTATATTACGTTTCTTCATTTCCTCTTTCGACTCCAGAACTATTTTTCCACGAGAAGTCATACGATATTTTCTGCAGCTCAACTGTGCGACAGTCTCATCATCATCTTCAAGACTTAGCACTTTATTCTCCATGAGTTCGCGTATCTGCGCCCACATGTAGGTTGTCATATTATCATAATTTTTCGCTGCATCTGGATCCGGAACAACTGCCGCTGCGTTGACCGGTACGATCCGCATTCTTGCCAGCTCTTTCCGCATTTCTCCGCCCTGCAGTTCTTTCAGTCGATCCGTTACTCCTCCGCCAATTCCGCAGTCATCTATATTGATATAGATCGGTCCACGATACTGCGGATATTCCTTTTCCATACGAAAGAAATGTTTTATAACATTCCCCGAGGTTTCCATTGTGCCATGGCCTCGATATGATTCCACCAACCGGCAGTTATATCCGGCATTTTCATACATACAGGTTTCATCGTTTCCATATCTCGCAACGTCAACACCAAGTGCCAAACGTATAATGTCTTCGTGTTTCTCAGTTCTAACCGCCTGCTCCGGCAGCTCCAACGGAATAAACACATCGTCCTCTTGCTTTGGAAACAGTCCTCTTACACGCACACGCACAACATTGCTGTCGTATCCGTATTTCTTTACGAGCGAAGCGATACTATCTTTGTTGGTTCGCTTGCTGTCCTCAGAACTCACGGTATGGCATTTATACAATGCCCTGTCTTTATTATGGCTGTCATAAAATGCTCCGGATGTTTTGGTCGGGTTTCCGCATAAAAGCAACTTATTATTTTCTCCGGAGAGAGTACCGAGTATTGCTTCCATGATAGGATCCGCGACACCGGAAGCCTCGTCAACGATAAACAGCATATTATCCTCGTGGAAGCCCTGCATATTCTCTGGCTTTGTGGCAGTCCTTGCAACTCCAAACCAGCGTTTTTCATTGCCATTCATGTAAACATACGTCTTGGTCCATTTAAGAAGCATTGAGAGCAACGGAGACCGGCTCATCCACTTCGAAATCTCCGACCATAGCACGTCGTGAAGCTGCTGCTTTGTCGGTGCCGTTGCAACTATTCGAGGATATGGAAAACATACTATGAACCACAAAAAAATAGCGGCCTCCAATCCGGTCTTTCCAACTCCCTGTCCAGATTTTATGCTCACTTTCGGATTCTCTGCCAGATCTGCAGCCGCATCCGCTTGCCAATCATCAGGTTCAAACTCCAGAACCTCACGAAAAAACATCACCGGATCAACTCTCCATAAAGGAACGCTTTCATCAAGGAAGTCGCTCAACCATTTCATATCATCCATGGCTTACCCTCCTTGCAGCCACTACCTTCTCGGCCCACATTCTTACTACATCATTTCCGGCAGAACTTCCATCGAGCTTCTGTTTCTCTAAGTGGAGTTTTGATAATGCCTCGATGGCTTTCGTTTTTTTGCTTTGAACAGTGGATAGTTCCTGTTCAAGACGTGCTATAATCAGATCCTTGTTGGATGTATGGGTGGAAATGCGATAGGACTTACCCGGAAGGATCTCATTTGCGTCGATTTTCTCCTTCTGGCGCCTATCATACGCAGCCTCTTCATCCTTGTCCTTAAAGGACCTCTTTTCCTCGTAGCGATTCACATCTGCAACCGCAACTTCTCCTTTTGTTTCCCGATACTTGTTGATCGCTTTTAATATTCTGCGCTCTCTGATAGAGAAGAGCTGTATTTGCTCAATAAAAAGCGTTTCTTCATCTTTCGGAATGGTATCAACAAGTTCCTGCTCATCTTCATCCAGGGCATCCATGAATACCGGGACATATCCGCCATGCTTTGTCACGTCAGGGGGAGGCGTCGGGTTAGGATTTCCTTTTCCTTTAGAAACGCCTTTAGAGTTCTGATTGCCTGGTTGACCGCCCTTCTTTTTCTTTTGCAACGTTGCGTTTTTTTCGTTGGATTTTTTCGCAACGTTGCATTTGTTTTTTTTTGACTTTCCACCCCATCCGTATCTGTTCTTCCAGCTACGCACAGTTCCATCGGAAACTCCCAGTTTCTTCGCAATTTCAACCATTGCCATTCCATCACGGAACAGCTCCTCGGCTTGGATTATCTTTTCGCTTGGTGCCCTTGGCATATCACCACCTCTCTCCTATTCGTTTTTGCAATCGTGGGAAACAAAAAGAGGGGGCATACACTCCCTCGCTGTTTCCGTTACGAATATTATTTGTGATAACATTAAATCTTCGTTATAAACTCCGCTTTGGAGAACTTCTGATTCGGTTTTACCATCATTCTCAAAAAGTCCTCTTTGGAGAAATCCGAAAGACGGAATATTTCCTCTGGTTTCATGCCAAGCTGTTTTCCGATTTCTTCTACCGACTTTCCCTCGTCCATAAGCTCTTTTACAATCGCTTTCATAGGACCGAGTAAATGTGTGCCTCTCGCCCTATTGTGAGTTACAGTGCCATAGATGTTCCCGGCTTTGTCCTTATGCTCTACAATAACAACCGGAACTTTTCCTTCTAGCATGGAATTCAGGGGTTCTTCTCCTGCTACTGTCCATCGGTGAAAACCATCGATGATTGTCATGTCAGGTCTTACCACGATGGGTAAAGTCCAACCGTTGGCTAGTATAGACTGCTTCAACAGTTCCAGATTTTGTTTTGATACCTTGTTTGGGTTATAATCATTCGGTTTTACAATGCTGCGATCCACCCATTGGAGAGTAGACAGCGGTCTGAATAATTTGCTATCCATTTGGCAATCCCTCCTTCTTTTTCGCCTCAGTGATATATTTACCGTAGATTCTTTGATACAGCGCCCGATATGAACGGAGCTTTGGATCTCCGGAGGAAAGACCTTCGTAAATTGCCTTGCAGTCTTTATTGTCTGCAATCACCGAAACGCTCATGAAGAAATTGCGGTATCTTTCTGCCACATACCGCTTATGCTTCGTCCGGAAATTGCCATCCATATCAGAAAACAATTCCAGAAGGGCAGCCTTATAATCTTTTTCAGACTCTCCTTTTTCGTTTTGTTTCCTTGCTGCTGTATTCCTACCAAACATCTCGCTGTCCCAATAAAGAGAAGCCAGATAAGCGTTTGGCTCGCGGCGGACTATCCTTTCCATGAGATCAGGATAATACTCATTCATTTTAACAAGGCTCTTGGCGGTGTCTATTGAGAAGAACTGCGATACTCGCAGCTGCCCCTTGTGTGTCCCCGACTGCCATAAAAACAGGTAAATCTCCGGTATGTCCACCTTTTCTTCCAAAAGGTACAGCCACACATCATTGTTTGTCCAATCATAAATGGGAAACACCTGCTGTTTGTTCGTCATGGTCTTTCCTGCTCGCAGCATGGTTGCAATATTCTGTAACCGCTGGACAGACTCTGCTGTCCGTATGCCTGTGATTGTAATTCCCCCCGAAGATACTCTTGGAAGGAAATCCTGATATGCATCAATCCGAGGTTGCAACAATGGATGACTTCTGATCGCGAATGATGGTGGTTGCCTTACCCAAACATCTTTTTTATATCTGTCCCAGCAAATGAATGTTTCGTCATTGGACAGCTCATTAAAGCAGTTGTAATGCTTCACCTCAAGGCAAAACCACTCAAACTTTGCTCCAACTAATAGGAATTTTTTTCGCCATTCCCTTACCTTATCTTCCATGCATGGGAAAATAGCTTCTTCATCTATAAACTGCACTGTCAGCTGTGCCGGATTGATTTCTCCTGCCTGGATCATGTTCATTATAAGCTGAGCCATGCATAAGCTGTCCTTTCCACCGCTGAAGGACATATACACCGGAAGACCGTTGCGGAATACGTTCCTGATTCTGATTTTCGCAGCCTCAACAACATCGATACTGGCCTCGCACCTTTTTATAGCCATATCTTTTCCCCGCAATTCGGACAGATAACGAATTTTCTAATTTCGGTGGATTCTTCAGTATCTGTCGCCGGCGCTTGTGGCAACGGTGCTTCCGTTTTTATCGGCGCCTGACCGGCTGAATCGCTCTGCTCTGCTTCCATGCGCTGCATCTTCTGTTCTTTCTTCTCAGCATTTTCTCTTATACTTTGAATCTCTTCATCATCGAGTGTTCCGTACTCACAGAGCTTATCGGTAATGTCTTCGGCTTCTGATACCATCTGCTTTAAGATTTCTTCATCGAATCCAGGGATATCCAAATCTCCCTGCAGATCTTCCAGAAAGCAGTTCAGTGTTTCCAGGTTCTCGATTCCCAGACTGAAAATCTTATTATCAGCAATCATCAACTTCTTTTTCTGGTTTTCAGTGAGGTTATCGTAGCGATACACATCTGCAGTTTCTTTTCCCATTGAGACGAGTGTATCGTACAAACCGTTGCCGGCCAGAATGACATTGTTCTCATCAATAACAATCGGCCGGATCTGACCGAACATCTTAACACTTCGCTGGAATTCCTTTATCTGCTTTTCTGTGTGTATCCTTATATTCTTCTCTGGCTTTACAAGATCAGCCAGTTTCATGGTAATTGCTTCCATGTACCTTCCTCCTTCGGCGAATTTATATTCCGAAGGAGCGATGATTTTACTATCTTTTAAGCTATCTGCAAATAGCATACATCTGACAACCATTGACAGCAGCTGTTGTCGGTTTTCAGAATTCTATTGGTTGTCTTCCAAAGCGGTCTCCAGAAACGTTCTTGCGCTCTGGATGAGTTCTGCGGCCTCCACCGGGATAGTTTTGTCTATCTCGTATACTTCTTTCCAACCATTCTCAATGGTTCCGGTCCACTGCCTTGCCGCCCATGGATGGGTACCGCAAGAATATCCGTTCGGCCATTCATAGATCGGTGGCATTTCCACATTGTAATAATGGATGAATGCCAGGATCTGCTCGTGGCTCCAATCAGCCAATGGGCTATACCTCGTAACTCCCTGACTGTTGGTGTAGATATTACTGCCTTTTCCAACATAATTCCCGTCGGCTTTTCTTCTCCCAAGGAGAATCATGTCAAGTCCGTTCTCTTTGTAATATCTTGCCTGTCCGCGGTGCTGCACGATATGAAACCACTTGGCGGCTGTGCTGCTGTCCTGTGGAAAGAGCATTTGTGGATGAGCGGCCAGCCATTTCATATCCTGTCCTGTATTGATTATGGTCAGTTCCTGGGGCTTGTGATCTTCTACCCATTGCAAGAATGCTTTATACTCCAAATTGCAAATAACAAGCACACAGGCGCTTATACCGGCCATCTGGCAGATTCTTTCCAAAACGAGCGAGTCTTTTCCTCCGCTCCATGAAAAAGCCGCCTTCTTTCCTGCGGTCTTTTCTCGGATTTCTTGGGCAGTCTTTTCTACCAGACCATCCAGTTCTTCCTTGGTGACGCTACGCTCAATTTCCTGCATAGCGGCCAGCCAGTCTGAGTTTTTGATTCTCTGCTTTCTGCCGAGTGTGCTATTCATTTTTCGCACCCCGCAGTCTGCTTGCGATCAGGGCAACTGCTCCGGACAGAATAACCGTTGTGAGGCTGCCGGCAGTCTTATAAACAGCGATGTTATTGATATTGCCATAAGCGAATATCGGCAATCCGATAATAAGGGCACTGATAATTCCTGCGGTCACGCCTTCAGCTTTCATCTTAACACCCTTCAGCGTGAAGATCGTCGGAAGCAGCGTGGCGGCTCTCAGTGTGCCGTACATCAAAAAAAGATGTGTTACCGTCAGCTTTGGAATATTGGCAACTGCAATTCCAAGGATCAGCAACAGCACCATTGCAAATTTTGTTTTTCCTAGAGTCTTTTTCTTAAAAATGTCTGTTGTAAGAGATGATATCGCACAAAGATTGCTATCAATTGTGGACAATAGACCAGACACGATCATGAACAGGAATGGAATTACTGCCCATTCCGGGAACAATGTTCTGATCAGTTCAAAGTTAATTACCCCAGTATCTACCGCGGTATATCCCATGCCGGCGCCGACAAACCCAAGAACGCCCATGGACAGCGGGACAATTCCAAACAGAATCGCACCTACAAGAAATGCTCTTCCGATTCGGTCTTTTCTGACGCAGAAAGCTCTCTGCCAGAAGCACTGATCACCGAACGGACCAGAAATCAATCCTACAGTGGTCGGTAGTCCGAATCCAAGGAATATCTCAATTCCTCTTGTGGAAATAAGGGAGCCTCCATCCCCTTTGAACCCGCCAAGGCCGGACATGAGGCTTTCAATACCGCCTCCATTCCGGATTCCAAACAACACAAAACATATGCTCACAACTAGCATAAATATCATCTGGATGGAGTCTGTCAGGATCGACGCTTTAATTCCAGAGAACTGCGAATATGAATACGCAATCACTGCCATAATAATTGTCATGCCCCAAAATGGAATGCCCGTCAGCATGCTCAGGATCTTACTTCCTGCCAGTAGCTGAACTCCGGTAGACAGTGTTGACAATGCGCCGAGCTGAAACAGATACGTGTTCTTAACATGTTCGGATTTATATTTTTGGTACATGTAGCCAGAAAGCGTAATTCCCTCCGGCATTTCTTCTCTGATCTTTTTTGCAAACGGAATAAAGAGTATCAAACACAGTACATTAGGAACCAAAAACCAAAACAGCCCTGCAAAGCCTTTGGTATAGGCATTTTCTGTTGAAGTAAACAACGCCGGTGCCCAAATCCATGTAGCGGCAATACTTAATGCCGATATGCCCCAGCCAATATTTCTGTTCCCGACACAGAAACCCTCTATGTTTTTTTCTTTCTTCGTCATGAGTACCGTTGACAGCAACATGATTACCGCGTATGCTGCCAGAACCAAAATAGTATAATTCATTTTTATCCTCCAATCTTATTATGTTTGGAGGAGCTCATGCCTTCCTTTTTCGATTCCATCTCCTTCCCGGAATTTTTTGCACAAAAAGAAACCTTCCTGCCGTCAGACAAGAAGGTTTCCCGCAACGTTTGATTTAGAATTTTACATGTACGATTTTGCCACTTACATAGTGAAAAGTCAACGAAGAATTTTTGAAGACGGTGGATTTATTGAACTTTCAAACCGTCTACGCCAAAAATAAGAGCGGATAATCTTTCCATGGCTACTTTGAGATCTTCATATACGTTTCTAGTAGAAATATTCTGCTTCTCCGCAATTTCTTTGGCGCTCATAGTTTTGTTTGCCATGTACATATCCCACGCTACATCGTATCTGCGAATCTCAATCTCTCTACTGGAGGAATTTTCGCAATAGCTCCGGTATAATCCAAACATAGTTTCGATATGGGACACGATGATTGCCGTTCTCGTTGCGCTCCTCTTTATGCTTTCGATTATCACTTCACTGTCGTAAACAGACATCATCGATTCCAAGATGTCTATAGCAGATTCTTCCATCTGGGTTCTGCCAAACACGGAATTTTCTGCATGTTCCTTCAGCATATGGTAGTTTCTCAGAAGCAGTTTTGTGTTCCGCAATCTCTTGTCTGCACGCTGTCCATGCTCTTTCTTTCTCTCCTGCTCAAACGTCTTCAGAGCCTCTTTCGCTCCGATAGCAGCCGCTTTCTCATAAATGTCATTCAGCTGCGCCGGTGTCAGTGTAATAAGTGTAACCCTTTCCTTGGTCATCTGTCCGTCCATGCTAGCGCCCTCCTTAATTTTTTTAGTAATTTATATCAAATTATGATATAATCTAGCTGTCTGTTGGAGGGTTGCGAAAGCACTCTCCTTTTCCTTTCATTTCTCATCCGAAGGAAGAAAATCATCCAACGTCATTTGTCCCGGTATTTCATAACACAGGGAATCATCAGGATATTGGACGCTGTCCTCCTTGCCGATCCGCGCCTTGCTTCCAAATTTCCTTCTATAGCAAACCGGCCCATAGCCAAGGTCTCTGCTTGCAGCACTCTTTAATAATCTTCCGCATATGGCGCATTTCATAGCTTATCCCCCGGCATCTCTTCGGATTCTTTGCTCATCAGCTTATCGTCAATAATAGGAATTAGCATCTGAACAGCTGCTACCATGTGAAGGATTGATGGTGCTTGTAAAATTTTATGAAGCATATCAACGTATACAGCCTCTGCTGTCAGTCCTTTGGCGTATTTCTTGGCCTGTTTCTGCGTTTCCTTCACGATAGGTGCTTCCTTGCATTTTTCCGAAATCTCATGTATCAGATTCTTCGCCCTTTCCGTGAATTCTACAGTATTGTCCTCTTTTACAACATCTTCTTCCAGAAGTTCACAAACCAACTCGTAAATATTCATGGCTCCTCCTTTTTAATCATGAGTCAATCGGAAATAAAAAAATCATATGTACCGGGCTCACCTCAGGTTCCAACTCTTTTCGTTCATCCCAATGCCGATATGCTCTGCTTGTAAGGCAATTCATGGCGTATTCATCAATATCGGATTCCTTGTGCAGCCAAGCGCAACATTTTCTACAACGATTTTTAATGCGCTCCAGAAGCTCAGATTCACCAGATATCTCGATAATTTCACGCGTGATTTTTATCCATTCCCCGCGTTCGAATTCTCCCGCATTGGTTTGGTAATACTCTTTATAGCCCCAGATTTTCCTTTTCTTGCCTCTGAAGTTTTCTATTCCTTTCAGATAAGACCGTCCAGTCCGTAGCTGAATTGCATAATCTTCGACAGTAGCTATTTTCATATCGCTGCCTCCCGTGCTAAGATTCATTTACATTCCGCTTTGAAAAATAATCGTCTGACATGATCTCATATAACTTCTCATCGTAATATTTTCCGTCAATCAGGCGATATTGTTGTTTTTGTATACCGACTATTCGACCGCCGTACTTCTCAATCATCCGATCGTATGTACGTTCAATTGGATTTCCTATCACAACAGAAAATGTAAGCTTCCTAATATGGAACCTTTCAAAGATATCCCTGATTGCCTGCCCTGCATCCATACCAAATACCGCTCGATTCTCGGTAAAATTAACGATGTTTAAGCAGCACGCAAGTTCATTAGGTCGGTCAATCCGATATCCAATATATCCAATCACCTCACCGTCCGCGTCTACTGATGCGAACTGATGTCTTTGCCATGTGCTTTCTTCAATACTCTCATCCTCATAGTAGTTGGTGCAGTTCCAAAATTTATATTTATCCTTGAACCAAGTGCCACGAAACCGCTCCAGAAGTCGCTCTTTATGATTGATTGCCACATCCAACATTATTATCGTCCTTTCTGTTTTCCGAATCGTCCTTTGCTAATCATGTTATTTGTCGAATATCTTATTTTTTAAGCTGTTCCATAGCCAATTTGAAAGCAAGCATATAAAGCTCGATAATGCCGGTGTCTTCTCTTCCAATTTCTCTCGCAATCTCCCACACATCATCGAATCCTTTTGATAATTCATCATATCCCTTGCTTCCAATTCCACGATCTGAATCAAAGTCAATAAGAATATCGTCCATTGCTTCTTCAATGTCGGTAGGAACAAATCTGCTTTCTGTGAAGACTTCTAATACGTCGTATTCATCAATTAACTTTTTAATATCATCACGCGCTTTTTCTTCGTCAAACACATATAATTTCCGGCTCATGCAGTCTATTTTTGTTTTGAAATAACCAGGATCATTTACGAAATCTATAAATTTTTCAAATACCATGTTATTGAAATTTGTTGCTATCAGTTCGCCAAGATCGCCCGAAATATGTAATCTGCAATAATCTTCTTCAAAAAGAAATCTTATGCGATATTCAGAACTTCCAGGCTTTTTAAAATCAAGGATTTTAATATTCCCGTAATCCGTAAATTCGGCTACATGGTCTTTGAAATTTCTTCTTTGCCGTTCTAAATCCATAAATTATACCTCCTCCAAACCTTAATTTTCTCGATTGAATCTTAAATCAAAAACTCAATTTTAAAATTATAACTCAAATTTTTAAACTAAATTTCAGTTTAATTTCTTAATGTCCGCTTCTCAGCATACAGAACAGCAACTCCGTCATTGACCTTGTTCTTTCACCCATTCTGCATGGTTGTATAACTTTTAATTCCCATCTGGTTGATGCACTATCAAATGGTGTTGGATTTTCAAATTCATCCGTTACTTCGCTCATAAATGGGACAGCTACCATGATTCCCCAGTAAGGCGATGACTCTGAGAAATTTTCCATGATATAACGACTCAGCTTTCCATCGTTTAGATCAGGAATCAGGCTCTTGTAGCACTCCATTGTAGTCACTATGTAATTCTTCTCACCCAGAAAACTCAACCCATTCCCACTGTATACATCTTCCTTGCAACTCTTTACTTCGTAGCAAACGAAGATTCCTTTTTCTATCGCTGACACAGAACACTGGCTGTCCGGGACGAACTGCATATAGTCAACCCTCTTTGGCTTTCCTTTCTGCTTAAATGGATCAATGCTCACCTCCCTTGCCCAGTATTTTCCAATTCCAGAAAGCCGATCACGTTCCAGAATCTTGCCAAGGAGTTCGGTTGTTTCTTTTCTGCCCATCAAATTTCACCTTCTTTTAAATCTAATTTATTCGTTGAAGTTCCAACTTTTCTGTTTGCACTTTTAATCCTCTACCAAGCGGATTTTTGCTTAAATATATAGCTCTTTCGCCTTTTTCTTTGATAATATCTTTTGCGCATTTTACAGCTATTTCTAAAGTTTTACAGCTCCCGTATACAGACCAAAGCCATTCCCCTTTATTTACATCCAAATGTAGCCAACCTATCTTATAGTCGTCTTGAAGGAATTTTGCTTCTCTATCTTTTGCAATCAAAATTGGTAGTACCATATATCCTCCATTAAACCTTAAATTTTCTACTTTTTATTTGTGGATCCACCTTTAATTGGTTTAAAATTGCAGCCGGTTTTACAGCACCGACACTTAACCTCCAGATCATCATCTTTTGTAGTGTAAGAATGTGCACAAGCCATGCATTTCATGAGCCAGTCTGACGTATCCTCATTGTTCGTAATGTTCTTTGCCATATTTTTATCCTTCCTTTAAATCTTAATTTGGCCAGATTCCTGTTTTTTTTCTATGGCTTTTGTTTTTTCGTTCCTGCGCTTTCGCACGTTCTTCATCGAGTTCCATTTCTGTGGCTTCGTGTGTATCTTCTGGTCGGTAATACACCACTGGACGTGAGTGATTGGCGTTTGGCCAAAATGTCTCCCCTGTCGCATCCGTATTAACGATCCTGCGTTCCTTGACCCACTGGAGAGCTGTTTTGCTTTCCGCGTATGGATGACCTTGCGGAAGATGATTTCTCGCTTTCATTTTCATTGTCCTCTTTTTCCGTAAAATCTTAATTAGCAATTGCAAATGTAATAATGCTAAAAAGTACTATCATGAATTCTGCAAATAACTCTACGGTTTCATTTCTTGTCCCAATTCTCAGTCCTATAAAAAATGTGGTTGCACAAACTGCCAATGCTTGTACAGATGATATACTCTCCTTCATAGTTACCTCCAAAATCTTACTTTAATCATCACCAAGACGTAGAGATCATGACCTGGCCAGCAGTCTCGCGCTCATACTCTTCCTTTGTGCAAAACTCTGCAATGATAATCTCGTCATAATTCATATATATTTTTTTAATGGATTCCAATGTAGCATCAATATCTTCTTGCAAAATGGGTTTTCCAAAATCTCCACGAAAAGCCACATAGTATACGTCTTTTTTACCTACGACTTTAACGTATATATTCAAATATCCAATCATCTTATATCCTCACCTCCTGTAAACATTAATTGAATCTCAATTGAGCCTCGATTGAATATTCAATCAAAAACTCAATTCTTAATTTTAGTACCATCGTAAGGCTCCTTATATCCGGTCATAACTTCGAATTTTGTATGACCAGATTCGGCATCAACCCATAATCCGCAACAATCATTCCGCGCCACCTGTATGCGATCAAGCTCTTTGATTGGTTTATGACCATTTATTCCCTGCGCTTTTTTGTTAGTGCACCAGCCATCACAAGAAAGCCGCAGTTTCTCGCCTTCAGTTTTTTCCTGATAAAACCGGCATTCATAGCACTTTGGGGAATTACCCATTTTATGTCTCATGTATCACACCTCTATCAAGTTTTAATTTCAGTTTCTATGACTTTCTAGGTCTATTTTAATGACTAAAAACCTTAATTAATCACTTAATGCGTACCGTGAAAATACCATCATAAAACCCAAACGAAATAACTTCTTTTTCGAAAAGATCTTTTCTGGTATCCATGATGATATACGTGATATCCTCAACAATTACATCGAGATTGTCGTCGTTTACTCTTGTGACGCCATTCCAGTCGTCATACAATCTCATAAAATTTTTAAACTTCATCATTTCCTCCGAATCTTAATTTTTGTGGCATGCTCTTGATCTATCAATTGATAGATCAAGAACTTATCCGTATTTTTCCTCGTTTTATCCCTTTCAATAATTTAAAGCCTAAATATAAACTCTTACTTTTCTTCATTCTCTCCTACAATACGTCCTAAAATGTGTTTTGCCAGTTCATCCGTGCCACACTCTCCGGTCGGGATCTCATCCAACGCACTTTTGATGCTAGCCAAGAATCCATCGTATAAATCCTCTTTCTTCAAAAGCTCATTGCGAATTGTCAAAACCGCATTGCGAATATTTTCTCCACACCCCTTCATGCCTACGCCCTCCTGAATTTTTTATCGCATAATACACAGCTAAATACATAGCAGCCAATTACCGGATCATACTGTTTTTTGATGCGATGCTGACATCTAAGCTGACGGATCCGAACTATGATACTTCTGTTATTGCTGTAATCTCCCAATTTCATCATACATTCTCCTTTCTCTGAAATATCAATTATGTGTAGCATTGAAGTTCTCAATAGCCCACCTATTCCCTGTTGCCATTACGTTCGCTCTGGTTCTCTGCTGTGGTGTCATGTGTCCTGCCGGGACGCTGTTCAGTGCCTCCATCACTCCGCAAGAATCACAAATCATTGTCTTATTATCCGCTCTGGATAATGCCAGCAGCCTTTCAAAACGCTTACCACATTTTGGACATGTTTCCATTTTCCCCCCTATCTCATCGCCACCGGAAGTACGATTGCTCTGAAATCACTGTCTTCGGCCTCAACAATCATCGGCTGCTTTCCTCCGGCTAGTTGAATCCCGACATTCTCACAATCAAAGGCTTTCAGTGTTTCGATAACCAGTCTCGAGTTGAAACCGATCACAACGTCACTTTGCATAGCTTCCTGCAGAGTGATCGTTTCCTGATAATCGGTGGTAAGATCTTTAATGCTGATATTCAGCAATGATCCCGAAAGCTCAAATCGGGCCGGGCTCTGATCATCCGTACACATCTTTGCTCTGATCATGGCATCCAGAAGCTCATTTCTGGTTACGACTGTGTGTAGCGGCAGTTCATTGAACATTTTCTGGTACTTAAAATATTCTCCATTGATAAGCCTGGTATAGATTTCATAATCATCTGTGACAAATACTGCACTGGTAACGCTGTGACGAATGGAAACATCACCACTGATTCCAAGAGACAATATCTTCTCTACTGTTGCCTTCGGAATAAGGAGCGTAAATGTTCCGTCATAATCCACCTTGTCCCAAGCAAGAACATGACCATCAAGACCAACAAAATTCAGAGTTCCTTCGGCAGCTTCCAGGCACATAGCAGTCATAACATGATTGGAGTTTTGCGCCGGTATAGCATAGGATACTCTTTTCATGGATTCCAGAAGGACGTTGCTCTTGATTGTAATTTCATCCCCGCCAACATTCTGATCATCACTCAACGGGAAGGTACTGGGATCCATGGTCTGGTACTTATTTTTGATCTTCTCAGCTTTAATGACGATGGTATTATCGCTTCCGGCAGTAATCTCAATCTCCCCATCCGGAAGATTGCTGATCAGGTCCAATGCTTTTGCAGGGATGATGAAAGTCTCACCATCTGCACCTTCTATCTTCGCCTTGACTGTCAGTTCCATGTTGTTGGCAATTAAATAACCATCACGCACCAAAATTCCCTGTAAAACCGGTGTGGTGCTTTTCTTTGGTACCACGCTCTTAAGTTTACTGATCTTCTGGGCCAGTTCCATTTTTCGGATCAACATCCGCATTACCTCCTTCTATGCTCTCGAGTCTCACTTCCACGCGAGGCTCATAAGAATAATATTTTTCGCACGTAAGCGAGACGATCTGTGTGTCATCATGGTATGCAACTCCATTAAGCGCATCTGCAAATACTTTCACCACGTTATCAATGTCCGGCTTCTTTGTCGGACGCATTTTTCCGGATTCCGTCAGCAGTTTCCTCTTTTTGCTCTCACTCTTCGGAATGGCATAATATGCGTGGATACTCATTTTGACGGGAGTATTATCAGGAAATGCTTCTACGCATTGTTGTCGATACTCCCAACCGATCCTGTTTTCATATATCAGTGTATCCTCTGGTGTCCTTGGTCTGGACTTCCGAGCATACGGATTAAACCGAGGTCTTCCCTTCCCCTTTGGTTCACCTATAACAGTAAATTTTTTAATCACCGACGCACACCTCCAGATGCTTATCAATGATCTCACGAATGGTCTGTAGTCTGGCTGCTCCGATTCCCTTTATATCTCCAATTTCCGCAAGGACTTCTTCGGTTTTGAATGTCCGGTTCTTTGATGCCTGCCTTTTTCCTTTGTTGAATCCTTCGCTATGCGCTTTTGCAACCCGGTTTTCAACGTAATCGACCAACTGATCGTCCGTCATTTTTCTCATCTTTACAGCCTTCTCATGAATCTTATTCTCATCCGGAGTTCTCCGGCAGTTTCTCTTTTTTGCCATGCTATTTCCCCTCTCCTTCATATGTTCATCATGTGCTACTCTTTCAAGAGCTGCTCCTGCAGTTCCATCAAAATACCCTTCGCCATTATGGAAATACGGATTTTTATTCATTTTCATCCTCTCCTGACGATTCCAATGTAATGCTGATATCCGCATTTTCGATTAACTTGCTCAATGCAGGAGCTTCCAATCCCAGATTTTTGCAAAATTCGCAGAAGCATTTTTTACACATGAATCCAAACTGCTTGGGCTGTTCACCTCTCTCAGACCTCGCAAGAAGAGTTATCATGTCGCTCTTCTTCAAATGTGCCTTGCATTCGGAGCATACATCATACAGCTTCTGCTTCATTTTAGGACTGATCTCTGAATGCCGCAGCTGCTCTGGGTATGCCCGGCGCATCCTTGCTTCTTCAACGATCGGCACGAGGCTTTCTTTCATAAAGACCGGTATTTCTGCCTCATCTGCCATCAGGACTATATCCTTGACCCATTCAAAGCTCGGGGCAACCTTTCCTTTGCTCCTTCCCGTTTCTGCACCGATGATGATCCAATTGACTTTATCTTTGAACATATTCACATAATCCCGTGCCTTTATGTCTGCCAAAAGCGGCTCTATGCTGACGAATGTTTTATGTCCTGCTGGAAGATAATTCAACCTGTCAATGTCTGCCTCATTCGTGATCGAGGTGCCATACCACATATTCTGTTTATCAGGGAGATTAAGCCTCTGATACCTTTCCGGATTTTTTGTGAGGAACAGATAATTATGTATAGGGTTTTCCTCGCATACCTGCATCACCTCAGAGATCCATTCATCCGGTACCCACGTCCCAAAAATATCAGCCATTGCCCCAACGAAGATGTTATTTCCCATTTTCAGTTTTTTCGGAATGTCCATCCGATAGCGATGCAGGGTGGGTTCAAATCCAAATGGATAAACCAGAGCGTTTCCAGTTTCGTTCAACATAGGCTTGTCAAGCACGTAAATATCCGAACCTCCGTCTGCTGCCAAGGCCATCGAATAGTCCTTCTTTGCCATCTTATTTAATCTTACATCTCCAGCGAATCTTGCTGTCATCCGTCTTGCGTAGCAATATTCACATTCATGACGGCAACCTGTAATGGGATTCCAGGTGTGAT